GTAAAATATCCAGATAAAATTATAGATGGTCTGATAGCACAAGAAGTAAAAGAAACTATGGATAATATGGGTATATCATTTAGTGGATGGCACGAAAACGATAATACTAAACAAGAGTTACAATACGCAACTTTTGTAATGCCACTTATAAAAGCAGTCCAAGAATTATCTGAACAAGTAACAGACCTCAAAAAAGAAATTAAAGAACTAAAAAAAAGTTGATAGTTATATAAAAGAGGTTTTATGAAATACGCATTTTGTATTCCAATATACAACACAATAAGTGGTAGATTATTACCACAATTTTTAAATTTACAAGAGTGGTGTCCACAATTAGATGGAAAGATACACTCCGTAGTTGGTAGAACACACGTAGACGCTAGAAATTGGTTATGTACTGATGGTGGTGGTTTTACTAATCCAAATACATTAATAGATAAGGTAGATTACATAGTTTGGATTGATGCAGACCAAGAATTTAATTATAAACAGTTAACTACCCTATTAGAATACGATTCACCATTTTGTAGTGGATGGTATATAAAAGAATTAGATGGTGCTGCAAGAATTGCAGATTGGGATGAGGATAATTTTAAAAAAACTGCTAAAATGTCATTTTGGAGTGAAAATAAAATAAAAGCACAAAAAAAACCATTTGAAGTAGACTACTGTGGGTTTGGTTTTACTAAAGTACATACAGATATACTAAAAGCAATGAAATATCCTTACTTTAGACAAAGAACGGTAGAAATAGGTAAATATACAGAGAATGTATCAGAAGATGCAACCTTTTGTCTTGATGTAAAGGATAAATTAGGTATAAGACCAACTATATTACCACAATTACGAGTCAATCATTTAAAAGAAATATTTATTTAATATATTTATATAAAACGGAGAAACTTAATGGCATATAGAATAGTAAAACAATTAATACCAGCTCCAACAGCTAGTGTGTATGGAAATGGTAGTTCATTTGAAGACCCAAATTGGGCTGAAAGAAATACTGTTTGGATATCTACGTTAAGTGGTAGTAGTGACATAAAATGGGAATTTAGTGGAAGTAGTGCAGTATCAGCATCAACCGCAAAAATGAATGAACTAACTGGATCAGATGATACAAACCGTGTATATAAGGTTATTCAAATTTAAAAAAAAAAACTTTATTTCATAGTATACTATGATATTTATTTAAACATAAAACTATAAAAACATAGGAGAATATAGTTATGGCTAATGAAGCAACAAAAGTAGAAGAATCAAAAGAAGTAAAATTCACAGATGATGAACTGAAATCGTTACAAGGACTACAAACAAGTTATCAAGAAAAACAAAACGTCTTAGGACAACTTGCAGTTCAAAAAATATTATTAAATCAACAATTGGAAGCACTTGAAGTTCGTGAAGTAGAAGTTGAAACAGAATATCAAACAACTCAACAAGAAGAACGAGATATTGTCAAAACTTTGAATGATAAATACGGGCCAGGTCAATTAGACCCAACTACAGGCGTATTTACACCATCCACTTAAACAACTAATTTAAAAAAACAGTCTTAAATCTTTATTTTGGAAAGTTTATCTTATACTTATAGTAGTATAAGTAAATTGCTTTTACATATAAAAATATAAGATTTTAGGAGAAAAAATATGGCTGAACGAATTGTCTCGCCTGGTGTTTTTACACGAGAAAGAGATTTATCATTTTTACCTCAAGCGATAGGTGAAATTGGTGCTGCAATAATAGGGCCTACGAAGAGAGGCCCAGCATTTACACCAACCCAAGTAACTAATTTTCAAGAATTTGAAGAGATGTTTGGTACGGTTGATGCAAGATTTTATACACCATACACAGTAGAAGAATATCTACGAAGTGCTGGTGTAGTAACAATAGTTAGAGTTTTAGGAATTGGTGGATATAGTGCCGATTCAGTTCAATTAACAGCTCACTCTGCCACTATGGCCGTGACTCGTTCAATTGCTATTCTTGCTCCATCAAGGGGTTCAACTGGAGTTGGTGATTTAAGTGTAACTGCACTTTCAGGTCTTTCAGCGGCTAATACAGGTGCATCTTTTACTGTAGTTGTTAGTGGTAGTGATGTATCTGCTGAAACATATGAATTATCATTTAATACAGGTAGTGCTAACTTTGTAGATAAAGTTATTAGTGGTGACCCCCAATCTGAAAAATCTGGTGATAATACATCTTCAGTTTATGTTTATAAGGTATTTAAAAATACTGCAATGAACCTTCCAGGTGGTCAAGCTGTCGCTACTTCTTTCGCTTCTGTTGTAGTTACAAATGGCGGATTTAATTTCTCAGGTGGTGCAAATACGTTTGATACCAAAGGAGAAGCTGGAACTTGGACTGGTAATGTAGATTATCAGTTTGCTAGAACACCATATATACAATCTCAATTATTAAATGGTAGTCGTTACAGTATGTTTAGAGTGTATAGTCGTTCACATGGAACTGATATAAATTCACTTTACAAGATTAAAGTTCTAAATGTTAAACCTGATACTGACATAGCAGGTTCTGATTTTGGCACGTTTTCAATACAAGTTCTAAAGGTAAGTAACGATGAGGTACTAGAACAATATGACACCTTAACACTTGACCCAAATTCACCAAGTTATTTTGCTAAAAGAATTGGTGACCGTCACGTTGAGATTGATTCAAATGGTAAATTAACCTTTTATGGTAACTATCCTAATTTAAGTAAATTTATTAGAGTAGGTGATTACTCAGGTATGGAAGAAGATGGTATATTTAAATATCCTAAGAGTATAGTTCCACTAGGACATAAAGCAGTATATAATCCAGTCCCAGGAGCAACTAACGTTCCAAGTGCGTCATTTAAACGAGAACAAACGGATGCAAATGGTACATTTGATAGTACAGTTCCTTATGGTATAAATCTTATTGATGAAAACGTTAAAGAAGATAATAAACAATATCTCTCACCAATACCATCTAGTGCTAATGTAGGTAATAATGTAAGTATGAGTCTTGAGGATATGTTTGGAGATAATGATTTTGATACTTCATTATCTAATACATATTCAGGTGATTTAGTACCATTATCACTAAGTGGTTCAGCTACTCAACAGTTAAAGTTTGTAGTTCCTTTCCAATGGGGATTTGATGGTAGAAACCCAGCAACTCCATATTCGGTAGGTACAGATATTTCATCTACTAATACACAAGGATTTGACTTATCAAGTGCCGCGGCTAGTGGTTCTGTTGCATATAAGAGAGCTATTAACTCTATCAGTAATCCTGATGAGTTTGATATTAACCTATTAGTAACACCTGGTGTAGTTCACAGTATACACTCTTCAGTTACGAATCACGCAATATCTAAAATCGAAGCTCGTGCTGACGCGTTCTATATAATGGACGCCGCTGGATATAATGATTCAATATCAACTGTAAGGGAAACAATCAAAACACTAGATACTAATTACGCAGGTACTTATTATCCGTGGGTTAAAATCGTAGATAGAAATACAAATAGACCAGTATGGGTGCCGCCATCGGTAGTACTACCTGGTATAATTTCTTATAATGATACCGTAGCTCACGAATGGTTCGCACCAGCAGGTTTGAATCGTGGTGGTTTGACAACTGTGTTAGAAGCTAAGACAAGATTAACACATTCAGAACGTGATGACCTATATGAGAACAGAATCAATCCAATTGCTTCTTTCCCTGGTCAAGGTGTTGTAGTTTTCGGACAGAAAACATTACAATCCAAACCATCAGCGTTAGATAGAATCAATGTTCGTAGATTGTTGATTGCATTAAGAAAGTTTATTGCAAGTTCATCAAGATACTTAGTATTTGAACAAAATACTCAAGCACTAAGAAATCGTTTCTTGAATATTGTAAATCCTTATCTTGAACAAGTACAACAGAATAGTGGTTTAAGTGCATTTAGAGTAGTAATGGATGATTCCAATAATACTCCAGATGTTGTAGATAGAAATCAATTAGTTGGTCAGATATTTATTCAACCAACGCGAACGGCTGAGTTTATTGTACTCGATTTTGTCGTTCAACCAACAGGTGCTACATTTCCTGAATAAGTCTGACTTATTAATAGATGTAATGTATAATGAGAAGCCCCAATTTCGATTGGGGTTTTTCTTTTTTACTTAAAATTTCTTTAAGTGATATTTATTTATGAGTACAAATAAAAGACTTTTTTAGGAGAATAACGAATGGCTACATTAGACCCTTCAGAAATTATGTTCACACCGTTTGAACCGAAGACAAAAAATCGGTTCATTATGTATATCGAAGGTATACCAGCATATTTAATAAAGACAGCAAATAGACCAACTATTGAATTTGAAGAAATAGTATTAGACCATATCAATGTTAAAAGATATATCAAAGGTAAAGGTGCTTGGCAACCAATAGATGTTGTACTTTATGACCCAGTAGTTCCTTCAGCTGCACAAGCTGTTATGGAATGGGTTAGATTATCTCACGAATCAGTTACAGGTCGTGATGGATATTCAGATTTTTACAAAAAAGATGTAACATTTAATTTATTAGGGCCAGTAGGAGATGTTGTTGAAGAATGGGTACTAAAAGGTGCTTATATACAATCAGCAAACTTTGGTGATTTAGATTATGCATCAAGTGACCCTACTGAAATTACTCTAACACTAAAATATGATTACGCAATCTTACAATTCTAAAAGGAGAATACAATGACTGAATGGATAGCAACAAATTGGGAATACGTTTTAATCGCGATTTACGCTTTAGAAAAAATCGTTAAGCTTACCCCAACAAAATATGACGATATCGTTTTCGACATGATTCTTAAACCAATCAAAGAGAAATTTGCACCGTCAAAATAATTAGTTATTTCCGAACAAAACAGTTATATTTATAATTGGTTATTAAATTTAAATCACAAAGGAGTCATTTATGGCTGAACAAAAGTTTCCTACTGAGACTGTAGAATTACCGTCTAAAGGATATTTTTACTTTGAAGGTCATCCACTTTCAAGTGGCAAAGTAGAAATAAAGTATATGACAGCAAAAGAAGAAGATATTCTTACCTCACCAAACTTAATAAAACAAGGTACTGTAATTGATAAGTTACTAAAGGCTTTAATCATAGATAAATCAATTAACGTAGAAGATATGTTAACTGGTGATAAGAATGCAATTATGATATCTGCTCGTATACTTGGTTATGGTAAAGAGTATTCAATTACATATGATGGTAAAGAACAAACAACTGATTTATCAGTACTTGAACCTAAAAAAATAGATTTTTCTAAGTTAACTAAAGGTCAAAATGAATTTAGTTTCAAATTACCAGTTTCAGAGAGAACTCTTACTTTTAAATTATTAAATGGTAAAGAAGAACGTGAAATAGACTTAGAAATAAAAGCTAAAGAAAAAATATCTAAGGAAACTTCTGCTAATCTAACAACCCGTCTCAAAAAAATGATATTATCAGTTGATGGTAATTCAGATAAAGCTTTTATTAATAATTTTGTAGACAACGAATTTTTATCAAGAGATTCATATCCGTTCAGAGAGAATTTATCAAAAATTACACCTGATATTGATATGAATGTAAAAGTTAAAGATTCAAACGGAGAGGATGCAGAGGTGATGCTTCCCATCACCCTACGATTTTTTTGGCCTTCCTCCGGAATATAAACCGCAAATACACGAACAATTATTCCAATTAATGATGCATTCTAAAGGTGGTTTTACCTTTGATGAAGCATACAACTTACCTATATATCTTCGCACTTTTTATTTAAATAGATTGGAGACTTTTTATAAAAAAGAAGCTACCGAACTTAAAAAAGAACTTAAAAAACAACGAAGTAGACCAACTAAGTAATTTTCTATATAATTGATATTTATTATTGAGTAATCATATTCAATATGGAGATTGTAATAATGCCCAAGTATAAAAAAGTTAATGAAGGTGTAATTGATAAATTTTTAGATAAAATCTTCAATTCAGCCGCTAAAAAAATGCAAAGTTCAGCTCTTAAAAAACTTAGTAAAGCTGACCCCGAATTCAAAAAAAATTATGAAGACTTACTTAAAGCTAGAGATAAGATGGAAAAGAATCTCAAAGCTAAAGGATTAACCTCAGCTGAAGTAGCTGCTAGTTATGTCGCAAAAAGAATGCGTGCACGTCGCCGTGGTGAACAAGTTGAAGAAATAAATATTACTGAACTGTCAGCGGTTATGAAGTATATTTCAAGAAACACACATTCATATAAAGATAAAGAAACAGGAAAAACCAAAGACGTTAGTTTCGCAAGTATATTAAAAAACAAAGAACACCAAGAATATATGAAAGTGAAATCAATGGTTGATAAGGTTAAAGAAAAAGAATCAAAAGGAAAAGATTCAGCTGAAACCAAAGATAAAGACAAAGTTAAAAAAGATAAAAAAGACAAAGAGAAAAAAGCAAAAGACAGGAAACAAAAAATATCTAAAAAATTTCAAGATAAAGAAGACGCTCAATCAGAAAAAGGATTGGATACATTAGCTAATTTCTTTGGTAGACCTAAGTAATAGGTATTAGGATATATAA